CCCAGCTTCGATGCGATCATCTCCAAAGCTTCTTTTTGCCCGTCGTTCATCTTCACCCAGTTGGGACTGCTGCGGAACATGTCCTTCAGGGACTGGCTCCAAGCAGCGGTGCTCTTGTATGGGCCGTGAGTCTTCTCGCGTTCGTTGATGATGTCCATTGTCGTCCCCTTTAGTTGGACCGGTACGCTATTCAAAGATGGAGCCAGTCCGTTTAGTATCTCCATCAAGCTCTTCGATTCGTCGTTCATTTATCAACCCCACAGAACTTTATGTAAGACGTTACCCCTTTGTCAAACAAATACCACGCACAGTTGTCTTTTCCTGTGTGAGGTGAGTTTTCGATCCACTTGACCCTCCCTATCGCCCGGATTTCCACGCAGAACGCCAAGTAAGGTCTGGCTTGCCTCGTGTGAGCCCAGTCTGCGTCGAACAACAACCAAGTTGGCCGCAGCTCGATGCAGTGCAAAATGAGGGGGTGCAACACGTCGCGTGACCACGGCGGGTTGGTGATGATCAGATCCGCGCCGAAACAATGTACTTCGTTCAGATTCAAGACATCGAGAACGCGAACATCGTTGCGGCGAGGTTCCAGATCGGAGGCATAGGTGCAGGTGTGGCCCAGCATGTCGAGCATGTCGGCAAGCCGCCCATCACCTGCACAAGGTTCGACGAAAGCGGTGTTCCTACTTAACCTTGGCGCCAAAGCGGAAACTGCTGGCGCCGGAGTCGGGTAGAAATCCATTGGATTCCTTTCGAAGCTCGACCTCTTCCCCATCACGCTTAACTCCCGGTTTGGGGTAGAAGACACGCTTACGATGTTCCGAACACCACGATCCCTTTTCCGTGGGGTCGCCGCAGAACAACGTCCGTTCGCCGTCCCCGTTGACCGGAAAGCGGCACATGTTGGACGTCAGCGCCATGAGGAACGCTTGATTGCCTGTCGGCTTCAGCGGCCCCTGCGGAGGCGGCTGATACCGAGTCTTTGTTTTGAGGTGGTGGATCGTCGCCGTTGGAATTGGCGCAGGTTCCAACACCGGTTCTGGCTCGATCAGCTGTTCTGGTTCAGAAGGCTTGGGTCTGCCCAACCAGATGCCCAGACGTTGCGTTTTGCCGATTACGGAATTGCGCGAGAAACCATCGCCCAATTCCTTCGCTATCTCACGGGAGGTCAGCCCCTTCGCCGCTAACGCGCGTAGCTTGGCTACATCGGCTTCCGACCAAGGTTGATTGCCCATCAGTCAAACAGCCCCAGAGCTTGCACGTAGACGCCCAGCACTGCGCGATCTTCCTGCTTCATCTTGCGGATGGCGTAGGCCTTGCGCAGCTCCTTCGTGAAGCCTTTGGACTTGGCTTCCGCCCAGACATCCGCAATGTCCTTGGCGATCTCTTTCTTCTCCGTCTCCAGCGTCTCGATCCGGTCGAGAATGCGCATCATGTCAGTTGTGTTCACGCCGTCAGTCATAGTGTCCTCCTAGAGTGGTGGCGCGGGTTGCCCCGCGCCGGTTGATTACATACCGAACAGACCACTGGCGCCAGCGCCGGTGCGGGTGGCTTCTGGGGCTGCGCCTTCGTCCGGCACCGCTTCCATCCACTTCGCCGCGTCCACGCCGCCAGAGCCGCCCAGACGCTCGCCATCGCTGATCTTCTGGAAGAACTGGATGCCGAACGAAATGCCGTCGCCGTTCTGCGGGTTATTCCACGCGAAGGCGTTCAGCACGGCCTTGCCGTAGCAACCGGAGTAGATTTCCTCTTCGGTGGCGGGGATGTGCTCGGAGCGATAGCGCAGCACCGGCTGACGGATCGACTGCACGCGCAAGAAGAACACGTCGGGGCCGAAACCGGGGTGGATCTCGCCGGTCTTCTTGTTGCGGGCTTCCTTGCCCGCGCCGTCGAGGAACGGCGACTTGATCAAGCCCGCCTTGGCGCGGTCAATTCCCTTATCGCCCCATTGGGCGATCAGGACACTCTTGACGGCGGCGTCGAGCGCGCTGCGGTCGCAGCTCTTGTCGAAGATCAGCGTACAGCCGTATTTCTCCACACCGCCCTCTTGCTGGGCGCGTGGCTTGAAGAGAGACCCGGCAAACGAGACACGGCAGAGCGGGGTCTTGAAGTCAGATGAGCGTTCCATGTTCAGTCCTTCACAGTTTCAAAGAAAGATTCAAGTTTAGCCTTGGTGGCCGGGCGGGTAGACTTCTTCTCCGACACCAAGTTCGTCCCGGTGACGGGCTTGTGGTACATGTTGGCGATCTCCTCCTTGCGTTTGGCGCCAAGCACCTTTTCAATTCCGGCGGGAGACAACAGCTTTTTCGAGAAAATCTGGTCTTCCGTCAGTTTGATCACCGCCTTGAGGTCAGCGACCACCTTCTCTTCATCGGCGGCCCACTTCCGATTGCCAATCTTTTCGACCAGCTTGTATCCGGGAATGGTTGTTCCGCCTTCCGCCAGCGAATGCGCCGTGGCGCGCACCGCCTTCGCCCAATCCTCCAGCATGTCAATGCCATCGAGGATGTGGGATAGCTCTTCCGGCGACAGTGCCGGAACCGTGTTTGAAATCATGGGTGGCGTCTCCAGTGTAACGTCTTCAAACCACGTCCTTGCGACCTCCGGGGAGACCGTCAGAGCCTTGCTGCGCAGCGCCGGGCAGATGCCCTGCGCTGGACAGAAGGTGCAGTTGCCGGGCGTCAGGGCGGCTTGCGCCCATGCGTCGAACAGTATGCGGCTTCCGTTGATAATCTCGAACGAGTCCAACGCCAGTTTGGACCGCTCCATGGCCTTCATCAATTCCGCTGTCCATTCGATCAGCTCCGCGATGTGGAACGTCTCGCTGCGGATGCGCCCGTCCTTGTGGGGTGCGCGCGGCTGGACGATGGTCACTTTGACCATATCGATCTCATCGACCAGCTTCTTCGGGGCGTTCAGCAAGGCGAGAAGCGCGTAGGTGCGCGTCTGCTTGTTGCCGTTCACTTCGACGATACCCTTGCCGTTCTTGAGGTCGATCACTTCGATCACGCGCAAGAGCGGCTTGATGATGGTGGCGTCGCATGTGCCACCAGCATCGAAGGGCGGGTCGAGCTGGGCGAGAGAGTGGCGCTCTTCCAAGAGAAGCACGTCACCCGCTTCAGGATCGTATTGCGCGACAACATAATCAACGTACCGTTGGGCAGAACCGACGATCTCTTCGGTGATCTCCACATCAAAACCGTCGATGGTGTAGACCTCACCCAAGAACTTGGAACAGTCCTTGTCGCCGCGTAGCGCCTTCTCACTCACTTCATGCGCTGCGGTGCCTTCCGCAGCGTAGATGCTTTTCTTGTCGTCCGGGGAGATGGAAACCATCGCCATCCGGCCAGCGCAGGTCCAATTGGCGGCGGTGGAGCTGGCCGACCATACCGCATGGTATCTGTCTGAATGGACGGTCATTTTTCCCTCCAGCAACGTGCGCCACGGTCGCCTTCTGCGCGGCAGATGAAAGTGAACCCCAGTTTGTCCCCCGCATACTTTGCTGCGGAAGTTAACGACGCACGAGTGACGTTGGGTGAGAAGAAGCTGTCGCCAACCTCCATCGTTTTGAACGGGTATTTGTCCAAACGTTTTTTTTCTTCGGGAGGAAACGGGACGTGTTTGTCAACTGTAATTCTGTACGTCATGACACCACCTTCCGGTTGTACCAGTTGTTGTCGGTGGCGTCGTTGATCGCGTCGTAAGCCTTGCGCAACGAAACCTGATCTTTGGGGACGAGACGCAGTGCCGAGACCGTAGGACCGAAAGTCTTCTTGAGAATGTCCGGACCATCTATAAGGGTGTTTGCCATCTTATCATCGACGTCGTACTTGGCGGCATAGGCCATCAAGGCGTCGCGCACGTCGGCCTCAGTGACCTCCTTCATCGGCGCAGGCGGGGTCTCGTCGGCGAACAAACCCGCGCTCGCAACGATGTCGGCAGCTTTCTTCACTTCGAGCATGTCGTCCTTGATTGCCGCAATCGCCGCACGCAAGGATTCTTGATCGTTGGGGATTTCCGCGATGGGCATTCCAAGCAATGCCGGGATCGCCTTCTGCGCCGCCACGATGCCGAACTTGCGCGTGTACTCCCCGACCGCTGCGCGCACATCGTCGTGCGTGAGCGTGTCGCTGGCGGCTTCAGCAGCCTCGTCCGCCATATCTTGCTCGTTCACCACCGGAACCGCCACGGGAACCTCTTCCGCCTTGGCGGCGACTGCGGTCTCCTTCGGCTTGCGACCACGCTTCTTGGGCTCTGTCGGCTCTGTCTCGACCGGGGTGTCGGGCGTGACGCGCGTGACCGGCTCTTCGTCGTCCGCCGCTTCGAGCACGACGTCGTGCGGGAAAAATGCCGCGACGTGATCCAACAGCTGGTCGTACACCGGCAGCTTGGGGTCTAGGGTGAACTTGATCTCGATCATTTCAACACTCCGTTGATAGCTGTCCACAATCTCAACAACGAGGCTTGAAGGGCCTCGTCGATTGAGCCCTCTATGCAACAGACGCGAACGAACGTGTTGCGCGTCTGATTGACATTCGTGATCCGCATGGCGGCCTGAGCCTGATCTTTCGGCGAGAACGACGTCTCGACGAACCACAGTTCGTTGGCGGATGAAAAGTCCACGGCTTCGCCAGCAGCTTGAATTTGCCCCAGCATCACGCGGTTGTTGGTGTTTCCCCTGAACGCGAGCTCGTATTTCTCGCGGGCTTTAGTTGGTGTCGAACCGTCGATGCGCAGGGGCTCGAACTGTTGCAGTCCATCTTCCAACAGATCGCCGACCTCTTTGTGCCAGTACATCAACACGATCTTGTTGAGCCCGTTGCTGAACTCGTCGCGGACGGCCTCAACGACGGCTTGCGCCTTGATGTTGCCGGTCAAGCGCCGCAGCGGCCCCAGCTCCATTTCCAGCTCTTTGGTGTTGCCGTCCTCCGCCGCCTTCAGGATAGCTTTCTTGTCGAGATCGCCATCCACTTGCTTGCGCACAGCGTTGGACACAACGAGCGGAAACAGCTCGTAGACCGACGGGCGGATGCCAATGTCCTTCTGGGTGCGGCGCAGCATGAAGTCGCCCACGCGGTCGCGCAGCTCGCTCTCGTTGCGCCCGCCGATGACCACGGCGATCTTGCTGAACCGGCTGATCTGCTTCATGCGCACGATGCAGTAGCGATGCCGGAAATCTTCGAACTTGGTTACGTCCGGCCAGCCCCGCTGATCGTTAGCGTAAAGCCGTTCCGGGCATGACGAACGCATGGTTGTCCATATATCTGAAGGGTCGTGCGGCAGCGGGGTGCCCGTGAGGAACCAAGCGCGGGTCGTGCCCCGAACCAACGCGCCACCGGTGAACAGGCTCTTGCCGCCCGCCACAGGCTTGCCCAAAATGGCTTGTGTGCGCTTGGCGTCAGGGTTCTTGCAATTGTGCGATTCATCAAGGATCACCAGATCGGTATTGCGCTTGGACACGAAGGTCGTGGCGCCGTTGTAGGAGAGGATGCGGACGTCGCAATCAGATGCGTTCTTATCGACGCCGACGATCCCGATGGAGCGCCCCAGCTTGCTCCACGTATGGAAGCCCCGCCGCCAGACGGCCCGGCCCGACGCGGTGGTGACGACATCAATCGTGTTGGCGAGGATCATGTCGGCGGCGATGATGGCGGCGCCGGTCTTGCCGACGCGCGGTTCGTCCGCCAGAAGGGCGCGATGGCGAGCCGCCAAGAACTTTGCGCCGGACATTTGAGTTGGCATGGGAATCATGGCTACTTGCCCTCTGTTTCAACGATGCGTAAGACATAAGTCCTGAAGGACAAGTTGTCAATCGAGGCGACGGATAAATATTTCGATGCGCGGACGGTCGGAGTAGAACTTGTAGGCTTTGAGCGCCACGATCTGCGTGTCATCCACGTAGATCACCTTGTTCAGCGCGTCGGCTACGCCCTTGATAATGTTGTCAATATCGGGCTTTTTGGTCGGCAAGATTTTCTTCAAAAGCGCATCCGCTTTCCATTTGACGGGCTTGCTGACGGGCACAGAAAAATAGGCGCGCACCACCATTTCCAACGCCCCTTCGAGAAGCGGCTTGCGCTCCCAGACGCTTTGGGCCGCCCACGCCAGCCGCTCTTCAAAGCGAGCTGTTTTCTCTGGCGTGTACGTGTGACCAGTCTGACGCGAGAAGCGTGGACGGCCCTTTCCGATGGGCTCGCCATCAAGAATCAGTTCGAAGTCCCATGCGAAATCTTCGGGACTCATGCGGTTTCTTTCATATACCCGACCAAACTGATCGGCTTTCCCGAGTCAATTTCGAGCAGAGCGAGCAGGATGGCGAAACCTTCCGCTGGAATGGTTCCTCGCAGAAACCACTTGTACAGGGTCGGGCGCTGATAGTCGCGGCCATAGGTCTTCAGGAAGCTGTGCAGATTGTCTGCATTGCCCCAGTGGCTGGTCAGGAAGGCGGCGAAATCGAACATAGGTCGGGTATATAGGACAAGCTGTACTTTGACAACCTGTCCTTATCGACAGCCCCAGCGGCGACGGGCGGCCTTGCCGCGTGCGCTGCTCCATTTCTTCGACCGGGCGCAGAACGATTTGTGGCGGGGGTTGCTGCGATCTTTCGTCGGGGCCTTCAGGCTGCTGCCGGTGGAGCGGTTGTACTTCTTGCGCCCCTTGGCGGTCAGACCGCCGCCGCGCTTGACGGACAGTTTCTCGCCGCGCCCGACCGAAAGGCTTGGCCCTTTCTTTCGTTCAGCCATCACTTCCTCCCGCGCCGCTTGGCCGTCCGCTTGGACTTCCGAAAAGCATCCGCCGTTGGTGCGCCGGAAGCGCCCGGCGAGCGCATTTTCTCGCCAGAACCCTTGCTGATTCGTTTGCGCTTGGCGTTGATGTTGTCGTAAAGCCCGGCCATTTGTTACTCCTCAGTCCACCATATGAAACGCCCTGTCCTCGACGGTGGCGACGCGCGAGCGCCAGCCTCTGCCGAACGTCGGCCATGTCGATAGCGCTTGCAGATATTCCAGCCGGGCTTCACATATCTGCGACGCCACGTCTCGATGATTCGCGGCCTCTAACAAAGAAAGCGTGTTCGGGCCGATTTGCCCGTCCGGGGTCGCGCCCAGCACCTTTTGCAGCGCCTTGATGGCGCGGCCCGTGCCGCTGTTGATGGCGAAGTCGAAGACCGCATAATCGACGCCGTGCGGCAGGTCATCGCCGCGCACCGCGTCCCAATACCGCTTGCGATAGAGCGGCATCACGTCGTTGGGCGTCAGGTTCTTGATGTCCGTTTTGGTGACCTCGTGGCCGACGAAAGCTTCCCACACCACTTTGGTGCAACCCAGATTGGTTGCGCCGCCGGGGTCCGCCGGGTTGTCCACGTAACCGCCTTCCGACTGGAGGACGTAGGCTAAGCACTGCTCAAAATTATCGGCGCTCATGGCTTGGTTCCACAAAACTGTTTCCACTTGTCGTCATGCGCAAGGATCTCGCCAGCCGTCTTGTCGGTCAGCTTGTCGGCCTTGTTGACGAAGATCGGCTTCACCCATGAGCACGACGTGTCCACGATCTGGACGTCCGGCTTGCCCGCGCATCCGGCCAGCACGAGAAAGAGCGAGGCGGTGAAAAGGCGTTTCATGGCTGGCTCCATTCCTGTTGCAGCGTGTTCTGCGGGGTCGGGTCTTTGGCGACGGCCTGATCGACAGCGGTCGCCTTCGAGACGACCTCTTGTTCGTGCTGCACGGCGACCGCCGCCTCCTTGGCCTTTTCCGTGGCGGCGCCAACGGCTTCCAGATGGTGAGTCCAGACGCCGTAGGCGATCAGCAGCGCGAGCGCCGCGACGACGCCGATGGCGATCTTGCGAACGAAGGGGTTAAGCAGCAGGGTCAGCATTGCCGGGCTCCGTTTTGGCCTTCAAGGATAGCGCGCCGCCACCGCCCGCCAGAATGGCGCTGGCGCCGATGGCCCAGTTCTGGGCGTCGAAGACGCCGTGGGCCACGGCGTGGTAACCGCTGATGGCGCAATAGACAATCGAGATCTTGGCCCACAGGATGCGGCCTATGTCCCACGTCCGGTTGTCTACGCCGGTGAACATGTGCTTGAACGATTCGAACATGTGACTTCTCTTTAGGCCGGGCCGACGACGGTCCATGTGGAACCCGCAGGTACAGTTACGGTGGCGCCGCCTGCAATCGTGATCGGGCCAAACGAACCAGCGTTGTCACCGGTGGGGATGGTGGAACTGGTCTGAATGGTTTTGCTGTTCACGAAGAAGCACTGATCCGTGTAAACCGGATTTGAAGCCACTGCGCCACCACCTTGCGCACCACCTCCGCCGCCACTGCCGACCGCCCAAGTGCCGTCACCGCGCAAATAGGTGGAGCTGGACGGCGTGCCGGTAACCGGGTTGTTGGCGAGTTGCGTTACCGTATAGATCGTGTTGCCGGTGCCGCCCGAAGTCGATGAGAACAGGGACCAATACGTCGTATTGGGCGGAACTTGATTGACGTTGGGAACGATGGCGATGTAGGTCGCACCGCTGTAGGTCACAATGTCGAGCGGCGCATAGCTGGTGTATTGCGACCACACGCCCGTGCTGAACAGGGACGAATTGACTATCGTGTCGAGGATGTTGTTCAGGATCGGGCCAGTGATGGCGCCGGTGCCGTTCAACTTGATCTGCGAGTTGATCTGCGTGAGAAGCTGTTGGCGGGTGTCGATGGTCACAGGCAGGCTCCTAGTGCGTCATGGCGATGATGGTCATCACGCCGCAAGCGGCCAAAAACAAGAAGAGAAGGGCGACGGTTCCATAGAGCATTACGTTGTTCATAAGTTCCTCGTGCTCTTTCTGCTCTTGGAGCTTTATCGCTTTCTGCGCTTTCTTGATGCGCGTGGTCTCTTTCAGAATTTGATCCCACGAGGCCAAACCGTATTCCGCGATGAAGGTGTTCTTCACCTCCTGCATCATCGTATCAGCTTCGGCCTTTGCCATAAAGGCATCTATGGCGATCTGTTCCGCCGACTTTTCACCGAACAGGCCCGGCCTTGGCGGCTCAGCGGCGATCCGCGTGAGGTGGCCGACACTATCGAAAAGCGATGAAACGTTCTCATACATTTCCTGCATCTCTTTGCCGACCGAGATACCGGCCTTGATGGCCTCGTAGCTGGCCTTGGCGAGAGCTAGGATTGTAAGAGGGTCCATTACCTATCCAATTTTCCGTCGAGCTTGTCGTAGATCCGCTGGATCATGTGTTCGATGTGGTCCATGCGTTTGTCGAGGTCGTCCTTCAAAACGTAAGTTTTGGGCAGGTCGGCCTCGATCTTATGCAAGTCGTCTTTCAGTTTTTGGACAGCGCCCCACAGTTGACGGGCAAACCATCCAATCGTGGCGAGAACGGCGCTAAGAGCCAAATTGACGACTGATTGATCCATAGCGCCGCGATTCCTTACTGGGCCGGGGTCTCAGCGTCTTCAGGCGCCGGAGCGGTTTCGGCGGGCGGCGCTTCGACAGGCGCCGGTGCAGGAGCCAGCTGGGCCATCGCGCTGGTCTTGATTTTGGTGATCAAGTCGGCGACCTCTTCGAAAGGCCGCTTGGCGAGGGCCTGAAGAATGGCGTTGATTTCTTCTATGCTATGCGAAAGGTTGATCATCATAAGCTCCTTCTCTCTTCTGCCCCAATGATAGCCGTGGAGGTTTCCCGGTCTATCGTCAGTGTGCCTTCACAGCACACATTCCACTGTTCACCGTCGCGTTCGTCCCAAACCGGCACCGTGATGCGGAGGTGCTTGAACAGCCTCTCCTTACCATCTTCGAACACGCGCCAAACATGCTCGACTGTACCACGACCCGGTTGTCCGCGCGACTGGTTGAACCGAATACAAAACTTGCTCAAATCACCTCCACGTCAGTCGAAGCGGGCGGCGCCGTTGGCGCGGCGACCTCCCGCACACCGATGTTGAAGTGAATGAAGCGCATGGGTTTGGTTGCCGCGTGCCGCGTGAACGAGTGCGGCAACCACGCATTCATTGGTCACGGCAAGCACGCCAGACGATCTGACGCCTTCCGCCAAGATAGATAGGTTGCGAGAGATAGTCATTTTGGCTCCTCAAACAATTTCCATGCTGTGGTCGGTTCATCCCAGACGTACGACTGACCATCGGTTGGGTAGGCAACTGGTGCTT